CGAGCGAGTGGGTGTTTGCGTTCAGACACTAGTCCATGCCTTCAGGAGTGTGATGTTGTAGTTCAGTGCCTGCTTGCCGTTGATGCTGACATCGAAGTACTTGTCGGGCCGAGGGGCCACATCGCCCTCCAGGATGCTCCTGCCGTGGTAGGCGTAGTTGAAGGGAGCCGAAGTGTCCACGCCGCGAACGCCTGCGATGTGGAACTGCTCCTGGTGCTCCCTGAGTTCCCGGATGTACTCCGGATTCGTACCGAGCAGGTGCACCTGGTATCCAGGGTGCGTGCGCCGAATGTACAGAGCGAGCTCGGACCTGATGTCGTCCTTGTCGCAGGTCGTGATCAGGTGACGCGGAAGCCCGAGAACGGTGATCTCACCGAACGTCTCGTAGTAGGCCTCGATGCAGGCACAGCACTCGTCGTACGTCTTGCCCTGCACGACACCCATGTACTTGAACCGGATGTCCACACCGAACCGGAAAAAGTCCTTGGTCAGCTGGAGAGTCTCGTCCATGTTCCCGAGCACGTCAGGAACGACGATCTCGTTGACCATCAAGCCGAGCGCCATCGACCGAAGCTGTCCGTGCGACAGGAGCTCACCTTCGGCAGCACCGTTGTCCAGGATCAGGTAGTCGCCATTACGACGTGCGGTGATGTACGCACTCTGGTACTGCTGGTTCGCGAGGTGTTCCGGAAGAACCAACTGGTAGCTGGTTCTGTAGATGGTTTCCATCTGGCTGTACGGTGGGATGAGCGCGAGCTGCATGTTATTCTCCGTTCGGGGCGAAACCGTGACCGCGGAACCCTGTAGGCGGAAGGTCCATCGAGGGGATCATCGGGCGAGTATTCACCTGAGGAGCGTTGCCACCATCGGGAGTGTACTCGGACTCCTTACGTTCCCTCCACTGCATGAACTCCGTGTACTCCTCAGCGATCTGGAGCTGCGTCAGGCGAAGCTTGATGTACGAGTAGCGTGCGTAGTTGGCGAGGTCCAGAACCTCCTGGCACGCCTCCTCGAACATGTCCTTGTTGAAGAAGCTGAACGGACCGTACTTCTCGGCACCCAGCCGGTGCCGATCGATGACCCTGTGGTCGAACTCCGCCGACAGCTTCTCGACGATCTCCGCCAGGCCAGTCTCGCTGACCCTGACCTTCGTCGTGTTCTCGTCAGTCATCAGAACCTCTTCTGGTTGAACTTCTGCTTGTTGATGTATTCCTGACCCAAGTTGACCTTGAGAATGGCTGCGCAGTTCAGAAGGTAGATGAGCACGTCAGCCAGCTCACCCTTCAGGAGGTTACGTGCTTCGTCCTCTTCCAGGCTACCGCGCTGGAGCTTTTTGATGACGTTCGCGACCTCTCCCACTTCACCACAGAGGGCAAGAGAGTGGTGTCCGAGGTCGGAAGCAGTCTGCGGGAACCAGCGCTGCGAGGCGAAGTGGCTTTCCTTCTGCAGAACCCTGAAGAGGACCTCGACGGGATTCTCTTGGGTGGAAGGGTACTGAAACAGAGCACGAACCTCGTCAGGGGTAAGGTCATCAGCCATTGCGGATCCACTCCAGGAACTCGGCCTTCGCAGTGCGTGCGTGATCCGCGAAGACACCTGACATTTCGGACGTCGTAGTGATGACACCGGAAGCACGAACGCCTCGCATCGCCATACACATGTGTTCGGCCTTCATCACGATCGCGAGGCCCTTGGGCTGCAGCTTCCCGTTCAGGAAGTCGTGCAGTTCGGTGGTCAGTTCCTCCTGAACGTGGAACCCCTTGGCCACATACCCCACAGCTCGGGCGAACTTGGAGAGACCTGCGATACGCTCGTCGGGAACGTAACCGATCCAGGCGTGACCGTGGAAGGGCAACGTGTGATGGGCACACAGGGTGTAGAAGGGGATCGGACCGAGAGTGATCATGTTCTGCGACTTCGCTTCGAAGGTCGTGAACTTGAACTCTTCACGAACCGTCAGTTCCTTCATTGCCGCTGCCAGACGACGCGGCGTCCCCCTGTGGTGTTCCTTAGCGAGATCCACCCCGATGCTGCGCAGAAAGTCAGATGCAGCCACTTCAGCAGGGTCACGGTGACCGAGCATGACAGCATCCTTAAAGGCCTTCTCGTACGCTTCCTGGTCAGCTTCGGAAACAATCGTGTAGGTCTTGCCGGGAATGATGTCACTAGTGGTCTTGCACTGCGGGTGTCCGTCGTTCGGGTAGTGCGTAACCGGATACCCGATCTTCACCTGGGACAACTTCTCGCGGTACTCTTCGAGCTCCGGAGTCATCTTCTCAGGAGGGTCGACGTAGTCAGCCATTGGTAGCCTCCGCATCCTTGTTGTAGGGAGACGCCTGCGTGAAAGTGACCCAGTTGGTTCCGGTCTCGCGCACTTCAGTGGCGACGATGAAGATGCTGTCGTCGAACTGCTCCTGAAGCTTCATGCAGATCATCTCGGCCACGGCTTCCACAGTAGGCCAGGGCTTGTCTCTGTAGCGCATATCAGGAGGCACGTCGGCGACTTCTCCAGGAGGACCGAACACGAAGACCTTGCTGTTGTCAGCCAGCAGGGCATCCAACAGTACGTCCTGGTGGCCAAGCATCGCGCCGTGATCGAGGTACATGTCGATCCACTGTCGCACGACCTTCTTGACCGATCCGTACTCCATGCTGATGCCGTCGGCGTCCATGCCTCCGACCACCGTGGTCCTCTGCAAATGAACCTTGACCTTCCACGAGTGACCGTGCAAGTTCTCGCACTTGCCACCCAGGAAAGGTAGCCTGTGAGCGGTCTCGAAGTTGTGTTCTATCGCGAGAGTCACCTGCCCTCGAACCATCAAAGTCTCCTTAAGTCTAATCAAGATCAACTTCAGCCGTTAGCTCTCTACGCAAGGCTTGGACAAAAGCTGTCTATCGAAAGTCTAGCTATGGACAAAGCGCGGACAAACAGCTGTTGAGCTCTCACTGCTTGCCCGCGCTTCACGTCACGCCCAGGACTTGCCGTAGTCCTGGTCGGTCATCCTGCACCACGGCGTAGTCGAGTCGTCGGCGATGACCAGCCAGTCGGTGGGGTTCAGTGCGATGATGGGCGATCCCGGCTGGCGTACGAACAGCACACCGGGGTCACCACCAGGGATGGCCACCTGCTGGTTCGCGTACTGGGAAGCGTTCGCGGGGATCGTCCCCAGCCAGGTCTGGAAGTCCGACAGATTGGTCCCATCCCACTGCCACGACTTCGCAGTGGCGAGCTTCTGGGTGACGCTCAACGGTGCAGGCATCAGAAGGTCTCCCTCGAAGGTTCGAAGTCGACGGCGTCGTCGTACTTCGTCGGGTCCTCGACGCCCGCGACCACGAACGCCTCCTTGCGCTCCACGCACGTGCCGCACTTACCACAGTGCAGCTCGCCGCCCTTGTAGCAGCTCCAGGTCTCAGCCCAGTCGATGCCGTGCTGAGTACCCATCGCGACGATCTCGGCCTTGCTCACCATCAGCCACGGCGCGTACACCTGGAACTGCGGGTGGATAAAACCCTGGTTGGCGATGTGCAGCGTCGTCTCGAGCGTACGAATGAACTCGGGACGACAGTCGGGGTAGATGTGGTGGTCGCCGGCGTGCACACCCAGACCCAGAAGCCAACCGTTCTCGTTGATGCAGGCAGCAGCAGCGATGCTCGCCATGATCATGTTGCGGTTGGGCACGACCGTCTGCTTCATGCTCTCGGCCTCGTAGTGGCCCTCGGGCACGTCGGTCTTGCCCACCAGAGCCGACTTCGTCAGCAGCTGTGCGATGCTGGTCAGGTCAACGACCTTCCAGTCCAGGCTGCCCAGGTTGTCCACGTGGTACTGGACGAAGTCGAGTTCCTTCTTGTGCTTCTGCCCGTAGTTGAAGGACAACACCTTCACGTCAGGACTAATGGCGTGCATCTGGTACAGCATCGCGATGCTGTCCATGCCACCACTCACGACTGCAATGTTCGTCAAGGAATTTCCACCTTCTTTTTCTTTTCGGTCGGAAAGTAACGTTCTCCCTTACCCTGCTTGTGATAGGTTACCAGTCCACGTTGCAGGAGCGTCTGGAAGATATTACCCGCTGTCTGAGCTGTGAGGTGATACGACTGCATGAGCCGCGACCTCGAGATGCCGGGGTTAGCCTTGATCGCCCCCAGTACCTTTTCCAGCTCACGCTCATTGGTCGTCGTACCAATACCGTTGACTACTTGGTTCGTGTAGTCACGCCACTCCTCCACGAACCTGATGGCGTAGAGAAGGTCGACGAGTTCCACTTCGATAGTCTGGTCAGGCTCAATCAACTTCCGGCTAGCTGCAACCAGTACAGCTGCCTTGAGTCCTGACTTGCACAAACGGTCATACGTAGGAGTCATGATGTCAGGTTGCAAGGACTTCAGTCCAGCCCTCATCATGTCCTGTTCCAACAGGTTGTAGCGCGCCCAAGCTTCAGGCGTCAGCTGAGCATTCCAGGCCTTAGGTGCCTCGTAGGACAAGGTGCCATCAGGCTTGCGGGTCAGCTTTGGTTCTGTATGGTAGTGTGCACGCATCTCCTTCATGGCACGCATGATGAGATCGCGCCCTGTGGAATCCTTGCTGGTCGGAGGCCCTAGCGGTTGGACACGTGTCACATCAGACTCTGCCGTGATGAAGACGAACCGAGGAATGAACCCTGAACTGACATGCTCGTGCGTCAGGAGGCTACACACCTTGTTCTTAATGCCGCCTGCGAAGAGCATCAGTACTGGGTCCTTGACCTCGATGGTCTCCTTCTTCAGAATCCGTTTCTGCAGCTTACCGTCGTACAACTTGGTAAGCGTCTCTGCCATGCCCGCGTAGTAGTCCTTCTTGTTCAACGCATCCAGTAGTCCGCTGAATTCGTCACGCAAGAAGATCGACGGCTGACTAGGCCTGGTAGAGAGGGAAGACATCAGTCCCTCGATCGAACCATCGGTCGCCAAGATGGTACTGCTGTCTACCTCCTCGAGCAGATCCATTGCAATGTCCATCGCTGTTGACTTACGGGTCAGCGTGGTGTCTGCCAGGATCATGAACCACAAGTTGGGCTTCATAGTGCCGAACGAGGTGGGCAATCTCACGGCACCCCCCAAGAGGGCTGACAGGATAATGAACGCTCCTGCCTGGTGGTACTGCTTAGCGGCATCGCCGAGAGATCCTGCCCACTTCATGTAGTCATCTACGAAGGTGGAAAAGCCTGCAATCTCCTCGCGTTCACGATCAAGGAGCAGGGGCTGCAGGTGGATCTCAGCGGGTGCCAGGAGCTTCTGGTTCTCCTGGAACCTCTGCCAGGCCTTACAGACGTCCTTCCAGAGTTGCAACTCCGGGCGGTTGTCACGCTTGAACTTGTTACATGCGGAGTCGCGTGCAACGATGAACACTTCTTCCTTGCTCATGCCAGACTCGAAGCACATCATTTCGAGATTCCACAGGGTCTTGCTCCAGTCGATGCCCTTGTCAGGCTCGATGGTAAAGTGGACATAGGCCTGAGGAGGAAGGTCGTTGTCGTACTTCTCGATGAGCTCTTCACCGGTGAACGACGGCAGAGCTTCTGGTAGAGCCTCTTCTACACCTGAGGTCTCTGCCAGCTTCGGATACTTGGAGAAGTCGTCGATGCGGTACTTGTTCGGACGATGCGTGATCAGCTTGACTGTGACGTTGTCGTAGCCGGGCTTCCTGTTGTAGGTTCCAGGCACACGCATCAGCTGTGTCAGGTCCCAGCCTGACTTGTCAGCACCTTGGAAGGCATGGTAGTACGCGATGCGCTTGCTAACGCTTTCCGCATCGAAAGGATCGATCGGGTCTTCGAAGGCCCAGTACGCCTGGAATCGGTTCGGTGAAGTCTCAACTGCAAGCGTGGGCTTTACCAGTGCATTGCTGGGGTGACACTCGTCGAGATCCGACCAAGAGTTCGTACAGATTGCAACGCTGTCCTTGTTTCTCTTGGGGCGGGATAGGAGCTGCGGACAGAAGTAGACGTTGTGTGTCGCCGACATCGAGTCGATACGTTCTTCTGCCTTCATCTTCTCTGCCGGCCACATGAAGAACTCTTCCTTGAAGTTCCTCATTCCAGCCTGGATGAAGGCGATGCAGAGGTACCCTTCCGCAGGCCCGAAGAGATGGGAAAAGAAAGAGGTGTAGATCAACTTACCATCCCTCTCGGACTAGGAAGGGAGAGGTGACACCGGACACTGCACTTCCCTTGCGGGCACTCACCCAACCAGCCGCAGTGAGCTATCCGGTGTTCTTACCTGGCTGTCCAGACCTCTCCCAGGACGGTCACGGCAGGAGCGAACCCGACTTCTTCTTCGCGCCTCCGGTCGTGGCACCGATCTTCATGCCCTCGACCCAGGCCTTGATGCCCTTGACGTCGTTGCGTGGGTCGTACTCCGTACCGTTCACGACCCTCTTGCCCTGGATCTTGACGATCACGATGACGTCGCGGCCGATCAGGTCGTCACCGTTGGGCAGCGTGAACTCGCCCGCCGAGATGTTGTGCCCGAGAGCCTTCATCAGCTGCGACAGCGTGTAGAGGGCGGGAGAGAAGAGCATGCAGTTCGTCCAGACCTTGCGGTCCTCGTACTCGCCGTCCTGCACCGTGAACTCCAGAGCCCAGTAGGGCTTGCCCGGGTTCTTGCTGTTCTCGCCGCACTCCTTGAGCTCCACGTCGGTGATCTTGACGTGGTACTCGCCTGAGGGAATCGGGTCGAAGGACTTGCCCTCCGACGCCGCCTCTTCCGAGGAGAAATTGACCTTGAGCGTCATGTCAGTTTTCCGTTTCAGGAGTTGATGAGTTCGGTTTCCTGGTTGATGTACTTCATGATCTCCGCCATGGTAGGTTCGACCATCACCTGGGGGAGCTTGTTGGTACGGTCCTTCGCCGTACAGGTGTCCGTAGCCTGCGTGAGAAGCAGATGGGCCTGCTTCGTCTCGTTGTCGATCTCCATCTCACGCATGTACATGAACACCACGATGTCCAGGAACGCTGCGACTTCCTTCTTCAGCTTCCCGGAAAGGTGAGGCTCCTTCACAGTCAGACCGGTCTTGTTGTCCTTCTCCGAGACCATCAGAGCCGTGAAGATTGTGTTCATGGGCAGGTCACGGAAAGCGCGAACGAACTTCCGCATCTGCTCCAGGTTGATGCCCCACTCACGCATAGACGGGACATCGACGTCACGGTTCTCGTTCTGCTCCACGAGCTTCTGCATGACGTTGTACATGTTGAACTTCTGGACCTCGGTCAGAGAGTCCAGAATGACCGTGCGGTACTTGTGGTTGCTGGCATGCAGTTCGTCGTAGACGTCCTGTACGTCCTTCCAGGAAGCCACACGCACTGTGTCACAGTTCGGGTAGCAGTGCTTGAGAGTCTCGGTTCCACCCTCGAAGTCCACGACCAGAACGGAACGCATCTCCGGAACATCGTCTGCGGAGCCAGCCAGCCGCGTCTTGCCGACACCGCTGTCTCCGTAGATCATGATGTTGAGGTTCGATTCCCTCTTGCCAGCCTTCACAACCTTCAGGCCGGCAAAGGTACTGGGAGTGAGTAACTCAGTCACGGAACGCTCCATACGTGAAAACGATGACAAGAACAAGGACACACATGACGCAGTAGATCCGGTAGAGCGTGTGACTCACTCGTTACCCTTGGACTCCGTAGATGGATTCTTGTCTTCCCAGTAGTGATACCTACGCTTGTCGAACATCGTCGACAAGGTGTACAGGAAGTCCTCACCCTGATTCACACCCATACACGGCTGCCTGAAGGCACAGGTGTTACATCCAAAGCGCCCTGCATTGGGGTAGATCATCAGGTCGGGGTTGGTCATGTCGACCGCTTCCATGTACACATTCCGAGCGGCCTGCTTCAGCTCGGTCTCGTTCCTGTGGACGACGAACCTCTGGTGGAACTCGCCGCCGTTCTCCTTCAGCCATTCCAGGAACTCGTCGTAGGCACCCATGACATAGGCACCATTGTCGTTCTCCTGGATAGTCTTCAGGTACAGGTCGTAGTTCGTGTTCTGCTGCTTCGACACACTGTAGAGGCATCCCAGGCGACGACGTGCCATGGGCTCAGGCTCTTCGGGGAAGGCCTTCTTCTGCTCATGGTAGATGAAGCCGGCGATGCGAATGCCGATACTCCACAGGGCCCAGCAGTAGCGAGTGATCTGGTCGTCGATGAGCAGGAACTCATCCCTGTCGCCGGCGAGCTGGGCAGCGGTCTTCCAGTCCACGATCCAGTAGCGACCGTCAACACCCTCGAAGATGGCATCGAT